TAAATAGGCAAAAAGAAGCTGCTGACAACAGTTAATAGTTCCATTGAATATAGTTTAGTTTTAGTAATCAGCAAAAGTAACTGTTCTTTCATTGTTCAAGTTGTTCTACAAGCATATAAGTTAGGTAAATTACAAAGAAAACACCAAATGCCTTTATGTGTAATTGTGTACTAAACAACATTGTTATAGCAGCAAAGTAGCCACTAACAAAATACAATATTGCAAGTACGTTAGTATGTTTCATTATTCTACTTCTATTGGTTCACTCCAAGCTTCAGTAGACATCAAAGTAAGTGCTTCTGAATGCGTTAATATTTGCACTGGCACAACGGTTAAATCACTTATAAAACTTGGTGTTGTATTCCACTTAATAACAAACTGCGATTCGTCTAAAGATTTTCTAATCGTGTTTTGAGATGTTTGGCCTACTTGTGAAAAGTCAATATTTGGCAAATCTGCTATGTTGATTATTGCGTATGTTTCTGCTATTTTTTTCATTTCTTTTTATGTTGGTACATCGGTTGAGAATGTACTGAAATTAGTCATTGTTCCATTGTTGCCCCCACTGCCATTGTCGGTAAGTGTCGGTGCCGTATCATTATCCCCACATCTAAACCAAGTCAGAGGAGAGTATGAAGCAAGTGATGTGGGTACACCACTATTGTATATTGCCGTCAAGTTGGTGGTTTGGTCTGTAGTAAAAAAAGCAAACTCTTCCAGTCCACCACTATAAGTGAAAAAACCAGCTATTTCACTAAAGGTATTAATTATAAGCGTAGTAGTTTTTGTAACTGAACTACCAAAAGCAGCACCATTTCTATAGGCTAAAACATTGTTTGAAGCATCTCTTACAAGCATTATGTGCTGCCATTGATTTAACACTAAAACATTTGAGCTTTCAGTAAATGTAGCACTTGAATTTCCAATTTTAAAAAGTAATTGAGTTTCGCTTTTTAGTTTTATAAAGTTTTGAGAATTAGCACTTGACCCCATAACAAAGCTCCCACTATTAGCATTGAATACCGTTGGTTTTATCCAAAAAGACAAAGTAAAAACACCAGATGTAGTTAAATCACTAAAGGTTACTTCATCGTCTACACCATCAAGAAGTATGCTCTTGGTATTTGAAAAAGCTGCTGCCGTTCCCAAGCTTGTGTCGCCACTTGCACTTGAATCGTATATTTTACCCCAATTATTTGTAGCCGTAGTTTTACCTTTACCCCAATCTATTGTGTTGTTTACTGCACCTTGTCCCCAACCATTAGTAACGCTCATATTAATTTTTTTATGTTGTTATTGAACCAAATAAATACCATTCATCTGTTGCCACTTTTAATAATGTAGCCGTAGCATATTGTGCAGATAGTTTACTTGCACCACCAGCTGCTCTTAAAGTAACACCACTACCAGCAACTACTTGTGATTGTCCGCTATTGCTTTGTGTAATTTCTATTCGTGTTCCTGTAGGAAAAGCCACAGAACTATTTGGCGGTATTGTAGTGACATTTGCACTGCCGCTATCTAATTTTACAAACTTGTTTGCATCTGCTAAACTTAAAGTTTTTGGAAAGCTTGTAACCGATCTTGTAGTTGTTAATTTTACTCCGTCTATTATTTCGCTTCCTGTGATATGCTTACTATTGAAAGAACCACCACCAACTTCTGCTATTGCAAATCGGTCTGTAGTTGCTAAATTAGCACCCTTTGCCGTTAGCGCACTTATCTTTATGTCTGCCATCTTCTATTTTGTTTAAAAACTTTTGTAAACGAATTATGTTTCGTTTTTTTATAGTATACTTTCTTTTTTTCATAAACACCAACCAGTAAAATTAGTATCGTTATTTGGGAACATATCTTCTGCATCGTTGTCGCTATACTCTGGAAACAATGAACTATTGTTACAAATATAATCAACGAATCTTTCTTTGTAGTGCATAGCCGTTTGTCGTTGTTTTTCCACCATATAATCAACTTCGTCTTTACTTACTGTATCACTATTTTCTGCTCCGTGTTTATATAAACCTTTATTTGCTATTGTGTAAGCCGAATATGGGAGGAATTCAACAAGGGCGAAATGGATTAAGCACGGCTTAATATAAGTCGTTAGAAGTGATAAATACGGATTCGCTAAACTACCAGCAATAATGTCTGCTTGTATCTTTTCAAGTAGCTTTGTGCCAAGCATTGATTGTATGTGAATATCTTGTGCGATAAGAACAAACTGAATAAATTTATCTACGTCTACGTTTCCGTTAACGTTTGTGTATCTTACTACATCATCTCTTGTTATTAATAGTGCAGTTGCCATATTATACGTCTTTTGGTAAGTTAGGGTTATTAGGTGAATATCCTTTTAAAGGCATATCCTTTGGCATCATACTAACTTGTGGTTCGTTGGTTACTCTATAACCATATTTACGAGCTTTGTTAGTGCTTATTTGTGAACTATCTGCTGCACCTATTGAAGCCGATTTTCTAAAGCTTACATAGGTTCGTCTTTGCCACTTGTGGTTGCATCGTGGACCACCTTTGTAAAGCCAAATCGAATAAGTATCTGAACCACCCTCGCCAAAACCTTTGTTCACTACTTGTGAAGATAATCGTGTTATATCTTCTTTACGATATACTTTACTTGCTCTCATCATTGCCCTACAAAACTTTCTTTGTGGTGCTGGATTGCCTGTGTATTGATAACGAACTTTGAAGTAAACACCATCTACTTGTTTATCTTGCTCACTTGCTTGATTTGGCGAAGCACTACCTGTTCTAACCAAATTAACTATTTTAGAAAGTGTTGATTGTTTAGGTTTAAGTTCTTCTTCCCATTCTTGTACTTGTAAATCAAAGTCATCTTCTAAATCGTAATCTACTTCACGAACATCAATTAATTCAAAACCCTCTTGCTCTATGTCTTCGCCTTTGGCTATAAAGTCTTGTAGTTCTTTATTGTCTTCACTTAATTCTAAACCTGTTTCTTCTTCGATTTGCTCTTCGTCCATCATTCCACTCAAATCAGTAAATTCTAATGGCTTTAATGTTTTAAAGTACAAGTTTAAAGATATGCCGTTGTAAGCAAGTATTTCATCAAACGCATCTAATAAAAGTTCTTGCATTGGTCTAATAACCATATTATCGAAAAGAATAAAAGAATCTTTTAATTCGTCTGCATTTGAACTAAAGCCGTTACTACTTGCGATTCCAAATAATAAAGGTGACGTAACATTGTTACCAAGCATTATCTTTCTTAAACATTCTTCTGCAAGTGTAGAATACAAGTCTGGAGCGTCATTCACAGGCATCGCATCTACCGTTGTTTTGCTTTCTGCGTTGTTGTTAAAACTAACAATGACCTTTTCGCCTTGCGTTCCTGTGAGTTGATTTAAAACTTTGTTTTTTATTAGTCGTTGTTGTTCGTCACTTGGTTGTCCGTTGTTAAAGTTTATAACTGATCGTGAACTAAAGCCGTTGTTTACTTCGTTAATTAAGTATTCGCTTATTGATTCTTCCAAAGTGCAATAAGGTAAACAACCAATATAGTCTGGAAGTGCATAATATTTTAAACCTACACTATACGGCTTACAAAAATAAATTTCAATCGGTTCTTTTGAACAACCAAAAGCTGGTATTCTTTTTGGTTTATAGTTTTTAGTGTCTTGCCAATCGTCTGAATAATAGTAAGCTTCTACTTTGCCCTCTTCGTTGCATTTCTCGGCTCTTAAAAGTTGTACAGGTATGTGTTCAACTTGTGCTATTTTCTTTCGGTCTTTCGTGTATATGACTTGCATAGCACATTGTCCCAATAGCTTTAAATCGCTTACAAGATGTCTTGTACATTTCTTACTAAACAAAGCCATCATCGCAGCGTATTCATTTGGCTTTCTCGAAGCGTCTGAAGCACTTAAACCTTTTCCGTATACTAATCTATTGGTGTTGTTTATAATAGCGTTCTGTGTCGTGCTATTTGTGTAGCATTGTATCAAAAACGAATAGTAATCGTTGGATTCTCCGAATTCGACCCAGTCTTCACGTTTACTTTCCGTTATAGTTGGTTGCTCGTAGGCAGCTAATTCTAATATGTGTATGTCCTTACTCATAAATTATAAATTCATTATTCGATGCTTGGCTTGTATATTGTCCGTTGTTTACTGAATAGGTTGCTACAGGTTGATCGGTGCAAAATACTCTGTCTTTATGAACTACCGTACTACCGTTTTTTAATTCAAGCTTGTAGAAGTGTCCCTCTTTTAGTACGAACACGGCACTAATTGTATCGTAATAATCACCATTTGTACTTGCTTGGATTGTTACGGCTACGGTTGTGTTTAGTTGTTCGTCTGTTAAATTTAAAGTGTCGTAGGTTTGGCTTCTTGGTATGAAACTAAACGTCTGTTGTACTCCACTTGTTGTTAAAATAATCATTCTACTATAATAACTTTTTTTTCGATTTTTTGTTTTTATTTCGTGTTTCCATAATAATTAAAAACGAATTATACAAACGCTCAAATATGTGTTTTCGTGCGTTCTAACGAACTTTCTGCTTTGCTGACTTACGCACATATTAAAAACGTGCGTTATGCGATTAAACTAAAAAGCCATAAATCTAAACAAAACTTTTGATTAGTATATAAACAAAAAAAGGCACTCCGAAAAGTGCCTCTTACATTATGAAAGGAAAAGAAAAACCTATGTAGTAGCTATTGAAGCATCTGCTCCAGAAGCATCAGCAAAAGCCGTTTTTAATTGTGCTTCAGTTGAAACATCAATAAAGTTAGCTGGTAGAACTTCATTTGCAACGAAGGTCAATTTGTACCCATTAAAATCTCCCATAGCTGCTCCAGAAGAAATTTCTCCAGCAGTAGTATCACAACCTTGTGCCAATCCCATAAGAAAGAATTGGTCTGTCATAGTACGTACAATTACACGTGGTCTGCCATAGGCAAGTAGTTTAATATTCTTGTGCATAGCTTGATCTTGTTTCTTTAAAGAAATAGCAAGTGTTTGCTCAAAGAATGTAGTACCTGCGTCACGCGACGTTTGCACGGCGGTGGTGAAGGAATTCTCAGAAGACTTTAGTTCGTACTTGTACAAAGTAATAAGTGCAGCTGGAACCCACGTATCTATCGTGTCTCCGTTTGTAGCATCGTAAGTGATGTTGTCTGTGTCAAGATCATCGAAATTCGCAAAATAGATTGCCTTTAATCCGCTCACTGACGATTTGCACTCCTCAACTCTACCATTTGTTATATCACAACTCATTTTATTTAAAGTTTTATGAATAAAAAAGGGTAGGCAATTTTACCCACCCTTTCTTAATTCTGATTAATATTTATTATGCGTGGTAAAGAACAATATCCGAACCGATAGCATACTGAACACCAGCTGACATACGAAGAATGATTCTGCAATTTTGCGAACCATCAATTTCTGCCATATCAATGTATTTAGCTTCAGCGTTAATGTCACTCAACAAACCACATCCGAAGAATAAGTTTGAAGTTTGAGCAGCCATTGCAGTATCATCAGCCATTCCGTTAGCAACTACTACAGGAATACCATCGAAAGATAGGTTTTGACCAGCAAAGAAAGTTGTACCTTTACCATCAACACCGTTAGCGCCTAAACCACCAGAAGCAAAACCACCCAAAGCACGAATGTATGCTTTAGCGATATTTCTTGATACATAAAGTGTCAAGTCAGAAGCACCATAAACAGTAGATGGAATTGCATCTACAATAGATCCTAATTTATCGATTACGTTTGCAGCAGTTACGGCAGCGTGAGAAGCTACATCAACAACAGTTGCATCAGCCAAAGCCAATGGAACTAAACCATCAAATTGTCCACTTGTTCCAGAAGCACCCTCCCAAATCGAAGTTTCGATTGAAGCAGCAGCCATTCCAGCAACGTGAGCCAACATAAATGATTTAAAGTCTGCTGGTAGGTCTTCGTATGCAGAATATCCAGCTTGAGCAGCAATCCAATCTTGGTGATAGTCTTTCTTACACAATTGTACGTTTGATTGTACTTCTTTCAAAGTCAATACACGTTCTGCAACGTCAACGTCCATATTGTGGTCAAAGTCGCAAGTTGCGTTTACCAATACGTTTCCTGTTGTACTGATTTTCTTCATCACTCTTTTGTAGTGAATGTTAGGGAGTACAGTAATTAACCCTTGTTCAATTGTAGGTGCGCTTAAAAGAGCTGCTGCAACAAATTGTCCAGCGAAATCTCCAGCATAAGTGCTTCCTGTTACGGTGTTAGCCATATTCTTATTATTTAATTATTAATTATTATTTGCGTTATTTATTTTCGATAGTACGGTGTCCATAATTGTACGTTTGCGATTAGGAGAAATTGTTTTTCCTATTTTCGCTTCTTTGTTTTCTGGATTGT